TATTCATCTTTTTGGCAGGCAGTCTCTCAGGCTGCCTTTTTTATTTCCACTGCCGACTGCCGAGCCACCAGCAACTGTTTGTGAACACACCAATTTGCCCACCCGCGTGCGTGCATATACATTTGCACCATGTTTCAACGACTATCTGCACGAATCCGACAAATTAAGCCAGCTGAGCCGGTGCGCTCACTGGAAAACCCATCTGTGTCGATAGCCGAATACCTTGTCGGCCCGCCAAGCAAGTCCGGCGTTGACGTCACTAACGAAAAGGCGCTTGCCATCACCGGATTTTGGCGTGCAATTAATATCCTTGCCGGCGTAGTTGCCAGTATGCCGTTAGACGTCTACGAGGTCGACGACGACGACAACGCCACCAAGCGCCGCACACACCCAATTGGCCGAATCCTGCGCAAATCGCCAAATATGCTGATGACCAAGTTTGATTTTATGCAGACCTTGGTCACTCACCTGTACACAACGGGCAATTTCTACGCAAGGATTGACCGCGACGGCATGACGGGATACGCAAAGCAGGTGCACGTACTTCAGCCCGATCGCGTTGAGGTCAAGATCAACAGCCGCAACGAGCCGGTGTACGTATACACCAAGGAAGATAACACCCGCGTCGGCTACTCATTCGACCGCGTTATTCACGTCTCAGGCATCGCGTGGAATGATCTGAAAGGCCTAAACATTGTCGACCTGTTCAAAGACGTACTTGGCACAGCGCTTAGCAACCAAGACTACATCGCCACGTTCTACCAAAACGGCGCAATGGTCTCAGGCGTTGTAACCGTACCTCAAAAACTGACCGACGATGCCTACAAACGCCTGTACGGCAGCTGGAATGCGACATATGGCGGCGCAACTAACGCTGGCAAGACCGCAATTCTGGAGCAGGGAGCAACATACAGCAAGACAGGCAGCAACCCAGCAGAGGCAGGCTACGGCGAAACGAAAAAATCTGTACTCAGCGACATTGCCCGCATCACCGGCGTTCCACAATTCCTGCTGGAAGACCTCGACCGCGCAACATTCAACAATATTGAGCATCTCGGGCAGTTATTCGTGAACTACACAGTAATGCCGCTCTGTGAAAACATCGCGCAGGAATTTAGCCGCAAACTGCTGCCAGATGCAGAGCAGGACACACACGAAATCCGCTTTGATTACAGCGATCTGACTAAAGCAGACGCAGAGGCACGCTCTAAGGAAATCGACGCGCTTATGAAGTGGGGCATCATTAACCGCGACGAAGCCCGCAAGATGCAGGGCATGACGCCAATCAGCGACGGCAGCGGGGCGGCGTATTATATTCCTATGAATATGGTTGACCCGACGCAGCCACAAACAGAGCCGCCGGCGAACGAACCAGCAGCGCCATCAGTGGGTGCAGGCGGTAACCAGCGCTCAGCATCGCAGCCGTCAGCACTGGCAGCTGCGGCAACCAAGTATATATTAAATAACAGGCAATGAGCAAACAAAATATAACCACGCCGGCGCAACCGGCCACCCAGCATAAATATATGCGCGTCATTAAATCCATGGATGACAACATGGATGAGTTGCTGTTGTACGGCTTCATCGGCCAGTACGGCTACGACGAGGAGGAAGATATGGAAGCCGCCACTGTTGTCAAAGCCATCAAAGAACTCGACCGCAAAGGCAAGGACTTCAACATCCGCATCAATAGCCCAGGGGGCAGTGTGTTTCATGGCGACCCAATAGTAACCGCCATCCGAAACTGCAAAAACAAAGTTCACACCTTCATTGACGGCATGGCCGCGTCAATGGCTGCTGACATCTGGATGGCAGGCGATGTGCGCCACATGGCCAGCAACAGCAAGTTGATGATTCACCGCACCAGCACCTTTGCTTTCGGTAATGCGCAGCAGCTTCGGGAAGCAGCCGACGCGCTGGACAAGTTCGACGAGGCAGCCATCAAGACGTTTGTCGAGTTGTCGGGCATGGATGAGGAAACCGTACGTGCTGAGTTTTACGACTACAAAGATCACTGGCTCACTGCCGGCGACGCACTGGCGTACGGCCTGATCTCCGAGATTGACACCTACGAGAAAGGCAACAGCGAGGACAAAACTTACCGACAGCTGCTCATGGATGCCGCTCGTGAGCATGCCGGCGCTGCTGTTGATATAACGGCCACAGCCGCGGCCACCACTATCGAGGCTACAGCCACCGCCACAGAAATACAATTCAACGAAACAGCCGACTGGCGCGAGAGATATCTCACCCTGCTCGGTCGCTTGTAATTAATTCTAAAAAATCTCTCAAAATGAGGACTGAAAAACAGATTTTGGAACTTCGGGCAGGGGTCTATGCAACGATGCAAGACTTGTTAAACCGAGCCAAGAACGAAAACCGCGCAATGACTGCCGACGAAATGGTACAGTTCGACAGGGCAGACAACGATTTCAAAGCCCTGACAGCTGAACGAGACGCCATCCAGCGCATGGCTACGATGATCGAGCCAAACAATGAGCCGGCACCAACGCCTGTACAGACTGCTGAGCGCAGTATCATGCAGGATTATTTCCGTCAGCTGATCTCTGGCCCTGCCATGGACCGCACACAAGCGCTGCGGGCGACAACCAACCGCCAGCAAGGCAATGGTAGTTTTGTCGTGCCGGAGGAATTCATGCGTCAGATTGAGGTTTTCCTCAAGCAGTTCGGCGGCATGTTCCAAGCTTCGTATATTCACCGCTCAACGAGGGGTGGGACCATGAACTGGCCCACCATTGATGACACGACCGCAACAGGGTCGTGGCAGGTAGAACCTCGCAGCGGCGGCATCACGCCACGCGCATTCTCATTCAACCGCAAGCAATTTGCCGACTACCTATGGTCTGACGTCTTGCTGTTGTCATGGGAATTCATGCAGGATGAGGATGTGTCGTTTGTGAGTTCTGTCATGGCAGAACTTGTCGGCACCAGCTTCGGCCGCGCACTGAACAAAGCCTTGACGGATGGAAACGGAAGCGGCAAACCAACTGGCATCCTCGACGCAACAGGCGGCGCAGGCACAGGCAAAACCACTGCCGGCAGCACAGCCATCACGAAAGCAGAACTTATCGACCTGATTCATAGCGTTGACCCTGCTTACCGCACCGGTCCTAACGTTGCATTCATGATGAGCGACGCCACACTGGGCTACCTCAAAAAACTGGACTTCGGCACGACCGACACAGTTCCTTTGTGGATGCCAAGCTTCCGAGTTGGCGAACCCGACCGAATTTTGGGCTTCGGTTATGTCGTTAACCAAGACTTCCCAACGATTGCCGCAAGCGCTAAGACCATCGCCTTTGGTGACTGGTCTAAATACATCGTTCGTCTCGTGCAAGACTTCAGCCTGATTCGCTTAGATGAGCGCTACGCTGACGAGTTGTCCACCGGTTTTGTGGCATTTGCCCGCGTTGACGGCAAGCTGCTCAACAGCTCAGCTATCAAGCTGCTGGTGCAGAAAGCGTAATGATTTGCCGGCGGCTGATGTGGTCGCCGGCACACTATACTATATCGAACAGCGCGCTACACAGTAGGACATCGCACAGTAGGACATCGCTTCATACTTCCATAGGATTGGTTTTTTCATGGTTTGGTGTACGGCAGGCTGCTATTTGCGGCCTGCCAACTTAAAAACGATATGCAGATAGTCACAGGTAATTTCAAGGTCACAACACAGCCAGCAGCCGAGCCGGTAAGCTTAGCGGATGCCAAGCTGCATCTCAAAGTTGACAACAGCGCAGATGATGCACTTATATCTGCACTGATAACAGCCGCACGCCAGCACCTTGAAAGGCACTGTAATAGTGCATTTGTGACGCAAACGATCACAGAGGTATGGCCAAGTTTCTACAAACGAAACCATTGCTCTGTTGCACCAGTGCAGTCACTAACCAGCCTGCAACATATCAGCGAAGGCACAGCCATCTATACAACTACTGACAGCACGCTATACGGCTTCGACACGTACGCCAAACCGGCCTACATATACCGAATGCCCGACATGACGTACCCAATCACGGAAGATGTTCCCGACGCTGTTAAGGCTATCTACACTGCCGGCTATGGCGCAGCAGCAGACGTACCAGCACCAATCAAAGCCGCTATTCTGCTTGTTGTGGCTGACCTGTACGAGAACCGACAGGACACCATCAAGCGGATGCCCAGTGCTGCGGAGTATCTCATTGCGCCATATCGCTATACCTGGTACTAATGGCAAAACGAGCAGACATAGGAAAGCTACGGGAACGGGTGACCATCCAGACCTACACGACCACCGCAAACGCGTACGGTGAGCAGGTCATAACATACAGCACCTACGGCGAACGCTGGGCAAGCATCGAATACCGTCAAAACCTGACCGAGGAAGATCAGCTGAGCGAGCGCAAAACAGCGATCACTGAAGTGTGGTTTACCCTGCGATACGACGACCAGATAAACACAAAAATGCAGCTTGTGTACAGGTCGCTGACCTACGACATAACCGGCATCACGCATACAGCAGACCGAATGTATACTGTTTTGCAGACTACTCAACGCGACGCATAGCCACCAGAACACACAGCATAACACACGAACACAGCCAACCATGACCACCGAAAAATACACGACATGACCACCAGCATACACACCGACACCAGCGACGTACAACGGCAAATCAATGCCATCATGAAAAAATTTGACGACCCGGAAACCCGCTACCAAGTCGGCCTTGCCGGCGCTCCGTTCGTTGAGCAAGTCTACCGTTCACTGACATATCCGAACAAGGCGAACCGAGAGACACACAAATTTTACGGCTATACGATAGCGAGAGGGAACTGGCAGAAATCCATACAAGAATTAAGCAAGAGGCGCAAATACTTACGTGAAATCGGCCTTGTCGTTGTCGGCCCAAGGTATAACCGGCGCGGCTCAAAATCGGTTATCGGCACAACCGACAAAAACGCAGCTGCGGGCTATGCACACATGATCTACGGCTCAGCACGTGCATATATGCAGCGCATCACGCTGAACGCCGTCAACAAAGCCGCACCCATGGCAATACCGGCCATGGAACGCGAAGCACTGAAAATATTGAACCAAGCTGCCGGCAGCAGATAGCCAGCAGCGATAACGCCGGCAGCACCGGCCATAAATAACACAGATGTCAATAGGTACAGCCATACACAGCCTGCTCTCCACTGATGCCGCATTCGCCGGCATCATGGGCAGCCGCATATTTCCCAACACTGTACCTGCAAAAACATCGTTCCCGTTCACCGTATACACTATCATTGGCACCAACCCGACCAACGACAAGGATGGGGTGTCTCCGCTGGATGAGGTACTCATTCAGCTTGACATATACAGCAAGTCCTACGATACTGCCAAAGAGGCCGCAAACCGCAGCCGTGAGGTACTCGACCGATACCGAAACCTGTCATACTCATCCGCGCTGGCAATCGACCGCGCAATCTTTGAAGATGAAAAAGAGGGCGATTATGACGCAGAAATAGGTGTATACTGGACAAGTCAGGACTGGCGCATACGCCTAAACCGCACAGCTATTGGCGCGGTGTGGTTTTCCCAGACGTTCACCGGCACAGCCACCAGCACGCTGACCGTCACCGCCAATTCTGGGAACTTGCCGGCAGATGATGCCATTGAAATAACCCTAAACGGCCAGCTAATTTCTGGCTGGACACGATCAGGTAGTATCATCACTCTGCCGTTTACCACCGAAACCAGCGATCTGGTTGTAATCCGATTCCGCACACTCGCAGACGGCAGTACCGCGTTTGTGCAGACGTTCACCAACGTTACAAATGATAGTATTACTATTACTGAAAA